GTTTTAAGTATTCAGCCGTCACGGTCCCAGGCACTGGGAACTCCAAAGGAATAACAGCACAGACAGCGTTTGCATCGATGAGGTAATTTTTCAGGCAAACACTGAAAAGCCAATTTGTAAGTGATCCAAAATAAGGGTAATTGTAATCAAAATATTGGATGGGATTTTCCGCTTTGGTTATTGATGCAGGGAATTTCTTTTCATCAAATTTTACACTCCAATCACTTGACCGGCGAATCTTTGAAAGACAGGTAACAATCCTGCTTACCGTTTCCTTTGTAATCGCTTGCCAGATCATTGTCCGGTATGTCATAACCTCTAAAGGTTCTGAAGGACGCTGCTTTTTAATCAACTCCTCCGGCATGATACCGTCGGCATGAATACGCAACCCCTTTTCAAGTTGAACACATTCATCATAGGTATTTCCCTTCTTCCCATCCTTAAAATAGGGCTTCAACAGTTCGGCGGTGATAACAGTAGGCATGTTAAATAGATTTTCGCTCCGGCAACCAGGAACGCTTGTTAATGTACTTAAATGGAGTTTCCAGGCGCAGCTTTTTAAAAGCATTGCCCGCGTAAGCGTTGTATAAGTTTTTTATGTAATCAGATTGAAAAGCGCCTCCTACGGATAGCAGGTAGTGACGGTCAGCCAATGTCTCCCTTTTCACTTGCTTGTGAATAGGCTGCCAATACGTGGGATAATAAGGTGTCGCATGCGGCTCAATCCCTGTCATTAACATTGCAACCGAAAAAGCAAACTCGTCAGGAATTCCGCCTGCAAAATCAGCAACCTTTACTTTTGGATTGTCATAAACCTGTTTAGCTACTTCAAAGAATCTGAAATTTGATTCATTCTTTTTGAAATAGACCATTTCGGATTGAAGGCAGTAGTAATAACCATTTTCAAAACGGTAAGCCTCTTTCACTTCCTGAATGTTAGCCCAAACCTTTACCCCTGGCGCAACCGTATTCAGGTCATGCCGCGCGTAATTGGCAAAGGTTATATCTACGCTATGTAATTCCTTAAACAGCTCTGAGGGCTTTCTTTTGGGCATCCAGACCGTATCGGCATCAATGAAAACAGTTTCATCAAACGGTGAAAGGTCGTACATGAACACTTTAGTCCTGATCCACTTGTATTTGCCTGCATGCAGGTAGTATTCCTGTGGGATTTCTTCTACCGATTCAAACAGGTCTGAAAGGTTGTAAAGGGAAAGGTGATTCAGCGCATTGCCAGCCCACCGTAAAGCAATAGGCATAGTAGGCTCAACCGCTTTGATGGAGGCGGCAAGGTTGAATGCGAGCCTACCAAAAAATTGATGGCCACACGCTATGATTAAAATACCCTTGCTCATGATGCACAATTTGAGTTTACTTCATAAAACGGTGTTTCCTTCACTTTAAACTTTGCCGTGGCCTGTTCAAAATTATGTCCGGGCTTATTCTGCCAGGCAATTTCATAAGCACCTTCCGAAACATAAGCAGTCAATCGGCTATCATCATTGCCCATCCTTAAAATGTCATGCTTCAATGCCACTGCAATAGCGAAGTGTCGTTGCTCGTCGTACCAATCCACGTGCCCTTCATATTCCTTTTGAAAGGTTGCGGATAGCATTTTATGGGTTCCGTCTGAATACCGGAATACATTTTCATTTACCAATGGCTGCGGCATATCAATATAAAGCCCTACCCTTACAATATTGTAAAAGTCGGTATCAAGTTCATACTCAAACCCGAAAGCATTTTCATTATTCCGGTATTTCAGGACCATTGTAAAGCAGGGATCAGCCTTGTAAATGAAGCAATTTGAACAGGCCACAAGATCATCCACGTTTACTTCAATGTCCGGTGAGTAAACGGTGGCGCCTAAAGTAAAATTTCCGTAGGTGTTTCCGCTTATTGCGTGAATGGTGATCGAAATGAAATTTGTATTTACAGCAACCAAAACAGTCACATTATCACTTATGTAACTCCTGATCGCATCGGCAATATCTTCACCATTGGAATAATCAAATATCCCAAGTGTTTGTTCAACTCCATTGATCACCAGCTTTATTGTTACATCGGTTCCTGTAACCCCGTAAAAGTTATCGTAAACGTAGGCATCACCATTGACTGCCACTATCCCGATCCTGAAACATTCACCATCCTCAAACACTTCCCCGAAATCAAAATCAGGGTTTGTCTGTGTCATAAAGCCCACTGATTCTCCCTCGTCATCTAAATGTGACCATTCAATTGTCGCCCAGGTTTCTTCATCCCCTCCGTAAATATAAACCGGCACCGGTGCAACGTCGGCAATATCACAGGTCCTAAACAACTTCATTACATAAGCATTTGAATCCGGCGCGGCCTCTACGTCATCAATTCGTATCTGAAAATTCAAGTCGCCAGACCTGTTAACCGGAAGACACTGGCTCATCACTATATTACAGGACTGCAATATTTCAGACTCAGGAAATTGAATGATAGAATTTTCGGGCGCGAAGATCATTTTTTATTCAGGGATTATAGTTCCGATTAGTGGAATAAGCATCTCTGCGGAAATTTGCCCGCTTTCAAGTGCCCTTTCCAAAACTTCGGGGTTGAATTTATTCAGCTGTATTTCTTCACTGTAATCGTGGTTGTTGTATTCAGAAATAAGGCTATTAACCGCCTCGACATCGGAATATTTGAACAAGATCACTTCACCTTCACCAAGCGGTGTTTCTTTTGGATTCTTGAACACCCTTTCTTCTTTTGCCTCATCAGTCAGGATTTCACCATTTGGCTTTCCGATAAACTGAATAACCTTACCTGATTCATCCTTTACAAAAAATGATTGCTGTGTTTCCCGGAAAGTCTTTTCTTCATGTGTTACTAACTGCGTCACCTTAGACAAGTTGCGCGCAATAACGAGCGCCAAAGTTGTAGTTGTTTTACTCAATGCCTCGAGGGCTGTCTTGATCTGTTTTAATTTGTCAATCTTTAGTTCATTCAATTCTGTAATGCTCATAAATTATTTGTTTGTTTAATTTTCGATCAAATTACAATTTAAAATTACTCCCGGTATTGTATCACCGTAAGTTTCTGAAAGCTCCAAAAGTTTCGTCCTGTAAAATTGAATATTTGTATGTTGTGAAGGTTCGTTTATCAGGTTGACCATTTCCAAAGGATCAGCTTGTAGATCAAAAAACTGTTCTGCCATTTCGTTGCATCCGAATGAAATCAGTTTATAGTTTTCATCCCATACCGCCTTTGAAAATGCCATGCCTTCATTATTTTCCTCGGCTGTGTATGGCATTGAGTAGTAAGCAAATGGCCGGGCAGCTACACTGTCATACAAATCCTTTATTGAATACCCTTGTGAGCCGTCATGTGGCATACCCGCCGCGTGAAGTATGGTAGCGTATAAATCAACACTACTCGTAAACAATTCGCTTTCCCCCGGCTCAAACCATTGGTTGTACCATACAGCCAAAGGAACTTCAACAGATTGCTTGTAGGGCCATCTTTTCCCATATAGTCCATGATTATCGTTTAAAAATCCGTTATCGCTGGTAAAAATTACCATCGTGTTTTGATCAATGGAATTTAACAGGTAACCAATCCTTTCATCAAGGTAGGCAATAGACTTGTGTTGCTCCATTACGAGCGGTGTAATCTTGGCCGTTGTCTTGTAATTCTTTCCAGGCAATTCATACATGAAGGATGGATAGTCGCTTGTGTATTTTGCGGTATCAGCACCCCATTGTAAAGCATCATTGTCGTAAATATGATCGTAAGGTGGCGGCACTTCGGTAGGAGTATGAGGACAACGCAAGGAAAGCAATATAAAAGTAGGTTGCTGTATTCTTTGGATTATGGCAACGGCGGTATCAATGATAATTTTTGTAATCAGCGTGTCCTGACCTGCCTTCTTGGGATCTTTTCCGTTTCTTGACCATTTGATATTTTTATCTCCCTGGCTTGATACACTTTCTAACCTGTAGCTCCAATCATAAGAACCATTCACCCCTATAATATCATGGTACTTCCCGATTGCGGCTGTATAATACCCGGCCTGTTTTAATTGGCGCCCGAATGTCGGCAGCGACATATTAAGGTTGGATTGCGTGTTGTTATCCGTTACCCCGGTGTTACATGGGTAATTTCCTGTCATAAGTACCGCCCTGCTTGGAGCACATAATGAGATAGCTACATAGTTGTTTTTAAAGTTCATGCTACTGTCATAAAGCCTGTCAATATTTGGCGTCTGTACAAAGTCAGGGCCGCCCGTTGAATGTGTTAATCCATTCGGCGCATCATCCAAATAGATGATAATAATATTCGGCTGTGAAAAAGCCGAAAGCGATAAAATCAACAAAGCAATTACAAGAACTTTTTTCATAGTTTTTTTATTGAACGAACACCCCTATCTCCATGACATTGGCCGAGGTAGCTGCTGCATTGTTCACCACTTTAAATGAAATCACATCCCCGGCTGCAAAAGATTCAGTGTTGGCAACATCAGTGAAAGTTCCTGCCGCCGCTCCTGCCGCAATAGTTAATGTTACTCCGGTATTAGCACTATTCTTTCTTACCGTTATAACTAAACTACCCAACCCTGATTGCGCCGAATTTGTTCTCACATATAGCTTTTGAACAACGCCAGCGCTCTTTATAGTAAGCTGCCGGTTTGTTTCTGTTGCATTGAAAGTACCACCGAAGAAAGGAACTCCATATACCGTTGCTCCTGTTCCTACCGTTACACCGTTTGCCGTTTGGCAGGTAAGGTCATAACCAGCACCAAGTGTAGCCCTTGCGGTGGCAGCATCCGCGTCGTCTATCAATGATCTTCCAAATGAAGTGCAGGTTATTTCCTCCACGTCTCCGGCTCCTGCCGTTGACCTTCCCAATAGCCTATCTGTTGCAGAAACGTTCTGCATCTTGGAATAAGTAACCGCATCATTTGCAATCGTAGTCGAATTGCTTCCCTGCGGAGCCATAACGTCCCCTGTGAGTGCTGCGCGTGTTAATAGCGGCGTGGCATCAACATAGACGAGCGTTGTATCAATCATCGCTCCTACCGCGTCCTGGGCTTGCTCGTCTGTATAAACAGATACTGCCGCCCAAGTCGTTACACCTGAACCGTTTGTTTGTAAAAATTCATTTGCGTTTCCGTCTGTGGTAGGTAAGGTAAGCGTCCATGTTCCTGCTGCTGCGGCTGACTGAACGGTTACTGTTCCTGAAGTTGCGCCGTTAAACTTTAATGTTCCGGTTAGAGTTCCTGCAAGTCCTACATACGCACCCGAAGTATCATATCCTCCTACTAAAACACCATTAACTGCTGCGCCCAAGTCAGAAGATACTGTCTTTAGATAAAAACCTGTTGCGCTATCAGCAATAAATGCATATGCCGGAGTACCTACCGAACCCGAAACAGTCCAAAGTCCATTTGCGGTTATAGTTAACTTATCAACTGCGCCAATCTGCATCAAAATCTCTCCTGCACCATTGTCGTCAATTACTGGTGTTTCGATGCCACTTGTAAAAACTTGTTTTTGACTTGTAGCCCCTGTCGTTGCTCCATCAACCGTCAAATACGTCCCACTTAAACTTGGAATATCAGCCGCCACAAGAACCCTGAATGTCGGTGCTGCATCTGCTCCGGTTGCTGGACCGGCAAAAACTTTATTGGCATTTTGAGTATTGAGCGAAAATGATAAAGCCGGGGTAGTTGTTGGATCAGCCTCCGACGTCGTGAATAGCGGGGAAAGGTCACCGGCTGAGAAGGAGGTGACGGTTCCTGATCCGCCGCCAATTGAAGCCCAAGAAAGAACGCCTGAGCCGTTGCTAACTAAAGCCTGTGTTCCGGTGCTGTCGGTTGCGGGAAGCGTCCATGTAAGACTTGTGGCAATTGCTGTAGGTGGTTTAAAGGCAACATAGCTTGTACCATTTGCTGGCAATTCAACAAATCCTATTGCTCCATCATGAGTAATAAATAATACTTCGTCACCATCATTTCTGAATGACACTAATTTATTTCCTGTAACATGGGCAATGTAAGTATCAAACTTATGCGCGACCTGTATTCCGTCGCCGTCTGCATTGCTTTTATAAATATTTCCTGTTGTATATCCGTTTTGGATATACGGCAGTCCATCATTTGGGCCGGTAAGCGCATAGACTTGAACAGCCCCGGATGGGAAATAAACATCTGTTCCAACCGTTGTTATAACTACGTTTGCTCCATTTAGCCATGTTATTTCACCGTCAGAATTAACCTCGAAGTATTGATCCCCATCTTTTTGAAGGCTAAATAATGGCGCTGTCTGCGCGGTTACCCCAATGGAAGTTAATGTTTCTCCGTCCCAAGTAAAATTCGCGCTGCTTTCTATTCCGTCTCCTGCGGCGTTGCCATGAACAATTTGATTATTAGGAACAGCAAGCCCTAATTCAGTAGTAAAAAATGAGGCCAATTGTGTTACTGTTACCTTCTTGGTCTCACTTACCGATACATCAACAATAGCAAAAAGGTCTGCATCTGCTACTGTTGTAATCGCCGTGAGTTCACTAATTTTTTTATCTGCCATTGTATTATTTTTAGTCTTGTCTTAATCTGAAACCATCTTCCTGTAATAAATAATCGCCGTTTTCCTGTAAAATGAAATCCGTAGTCGTAAATGGGTATGAAGGTAATAATTGAAAATTCGCTAACCCCTGATTCGGTTTGTATTCAATCTGTCTTATGTAGCAATCATGAAAATCTTCCTGCTGACCATACCTAACCGAAATAACCCCCATTGGGTTAGCCCTGATTGCCTGATATTCAGCAAAGGTTAAAGGGTATTCAAATTCCCATAACTGAAGCACGTAAATAGGTAGCCCGTTATTATCATCTGAAAGGGTAGCTATGTTTATTTCCTGTTCCTGTTCGGAAAGTACACCTGTTTCATATACACAACCATCTTCCAATAGTCCTTCCGCACTTGTGTTGCCCGTTCCTGACATAAAAAACAAACTTCCCGCAATAGCCGGATCAACATAAGAAGCCAACACCTTTTGCAAATGCCTGAGCGCATTTCGGTTCGGGGAAATCCTGAAGTTGTAAACCGTGTCTGGATCAATCAGGTTTGCCGGGGTGTCAATATTGCCCTGTTCGACAATCATATCATCGCCATAACCAAAGCGTTTTAAGCAAATGATAAAGTCGTCATTATCATAGCGCCAGTCCTTTGAAGGCGCTAAGAATTGCTGCCTGGTAATTTCAATAGCGTAACCTGAAGCAATCAGCGAGGAAATCTTACTGAGTGTGTTTTTAATTGAAGTTAGTGAAGTCCGGTATTTACGGGTAGTGTTAAACTCATCCAGTCCATTATATTCCTCTGCTTCCCACTTTTGGTACCCAAACTCATAAATACTGTAATGTTCGTCTGTGATCACCGTACGCTTAATATCCGGCACTTTATCACAGTTCATAATGAAAGTGTCATTGTAGAAGTATTCGGCTCGCTCAATGCGAATACGATCGTAACCTGTCCGGTCTGTATCGGTCTCAATCCCTACCCCGATATTATGAATCGCATTTAACCCATCAAATAGTTTCTTGAATGAAATCTTATGACTTGCATCAGTCATGCGCCTGATTAAAGCCCCTGAAGTAATTGCTTCAAGTGATCCGCAGCCGTCATCAGCAGAAACGTAAGGTTGACTATCGGTGCGCCCGAAGTAATCGGATTTTACCGTGAGACATTTATTGGTAATGGATTCAACTATCCGGGCAAATGATTCGTTAACCATAGATACCCTTGCGTCTGTAGCAGGGTATCTGGTAACAACTTGAAACTGAATAAATGAATCGGCAGTATCTGTTAAAAACAATTCAAGAACTACGTTAATCGGATCGCCGGGTATAATTTTGGCATATGTCCCAGAAGTAGTTATTTTAAGATAAACAGTGTACCTATCTCCAAGATTTGTATTTGTTAAAATGGCCGGAAATAATGAATAATCAAAGTCTAAATCTTCGGTAAATGAATTAGTGTGAAATCCTGAAAATGTTTGCGTTGCAAGTGTAGTATTTGTCTCTGTAGTGTCCGGCTCCGTCCTTCTGCAAATAAGTTCTACTGTAACATCTTCAAAGGTTTCTCCCGGCCCTCCTCCAACTAAAGTGGCATTTATGAGTGTAACTTCTATATGTAATGAAGTATGGAACCGTCCATCAACTTCAATGTTTGCATCGGCATAAAGCACATGAGGGTTTTCCCAAATGTCCGGTATTGTAGATGTTCCATAAGCAGCCCCATTTTCATATTCTTCATTCATCCCTCCAAATTCATTTACAATCTCAGGAGGATTTAGCCAGATATAATCTATAAAATTTAATGTTCCTTCAGCATCTCCAAGATCATCCAATTCTATAGTAACCAAATCAGAATCATCAGAATGAAAAAGGCCGTCTGTTTTATTTATCGCTTTAGGGGGTAGTGATACCTGCTTACCTATCCACTCATAATCTTCCATTGTTTGCCCGTCCAAAGTAGTAACGGATTGCAGTTCTATTTCCTGATCCTGCCGGTTGTTAAACATGGAAAGACAGCTATCATCCTCCAACACCATTTCCACAAAGCAAACATCGGATTCCAAGAATTGGATCTTACTGAAATTCAGTTTTGCCGTGTAGAATTCTTCAAAGGCATCTGTGGGCACACATTGAACCTCGATGATCATTCTCAGGTACGCTTCAACCCCATCCGCATCATAAGCGGCCTTGATCATATCATAGCCGGTGCCATGAAACTTTAGCGGGACTGAGTAATCAAAGAACACTCCATGTAAATCACGATCACGCCGGAACTTAAACACGGCATCAGCCCATCCAACCGGGTTAGGGATCTCCGTTTGGCTATAAGAGCCGTCTTCTATGTAGAATTTCCAGATCATCCTTTATAAGAAAATGTATCGTCCCAAAACTTCTTTGTATTCAACCCTTCCTGCACACGCTTCTCAAATCCACGCTCGTCAATATTGATCATCACTTTTTTATGCTTTTCGATCTTTGCAGAAAGTTTATCAGCTAACAAATCGTAATCAATTTTGAAGTTTGAAGTGGTATTTAATCCCCTACTCCTTTCCATTGCCGTCATTGTCGAATCGGATATGTAAGGCATTGAAGGAATTAAATTAAGGTTTGGCAAATCCTGGTTCTTTATTCCTCCCAGCTTTGCGTTAATGTCAGCAGGAACAATACGCTCCCCGGGCATCAGCATAGCCAGGACTGAATCTTTGCCTTTTATTCCGCCTGTCACGTTTTCTGTTCCTTTGGCGAATTGCGGGATAGGTTGGGCTATAACAGCACCTAATTGCAAAGCCATTAATCCTAAAATAATTGGAGTAGCAATTGCGCCGCCTATACCTAATTGCGCCAACAATTTAGAAACAGCAACAGGAGTATTTAAAGCGATGTTAAATATTGCTTCCCCCTTAGCGGCTATTGCCTGAGCGCGTTTAATCTTTGCTATTTCACGAGAGGCTTTCTGTTCTGTGATTACTCCTGCTGCTGCCTGCTTTTCTATTTGAGAAATTCGGTTATTACTAAGTGCCATTACAAAATCAAACAATGCCTGTTCTCCTATCGCTGCAAGATTTCTGATATTCTGCTTTCTGCGCTCCTCCTCCTCATAAATGCGCAACCTTTCTTCTGCGCCGATAAATACTTCCCCTGTTTTAGCCTGTTCAACCAAAGCCTGTTGCTCTGCTGCTAACTCAGGGTTATTTGTGGGTAGTTTATTTATTTCTTCAACTTCACGCTTTGCAACTTCTTTACGGGCTTCAATTACTTTATCACCGCCTTTTACAACAGCCTCAACAAGTTCTTCATTCCCGACCTTTGCCGCCAATGCAGCAGCGTCATAAGTAGCCTTTACCTCATCATTAAAAGCCTTCTTTAAATTAATTGAAGCCAATGATGTTTTTATTCCTTCCAAGTCTCTTGAAAACAGGGCCGCTATTGCCCCGCCAATCCCTGAAAGTCCGTTTACGAATGCAGCAATTGTTCCGAGGAATGCAGCTTTGATTCCCGTCCATATATCCCCTAAGTTATTTAGAACCGGGAATAGCTCGATAACCTTTGCCTTGATCTTGTCGAAATTGGTAACAATTGCACCAATAGCGAGTAGAAACAAGCCCACGCCGGTAGCAGCAAGGGCAAGACGAAACACTTTGAGAGCGCCGGTACTTGTACCCACTGCAATAGCGTAGGCCCGCTGGGCAACAGCTGAAGCAGTTACAACTACCGCAGAATCTTTCTGTAAAGTATTGGCCACCTGCTGAACACCTGTTGCCAGTGCCATAGCAGCCTGAACTTTCAATAACGCCTTTTGTAAATCTTCGTTTTCATCGCCAAGTAGGGCAGCGGCTCCCTGTGCTGCTGAAAAAGCACCGGCCAACCCTGAAACAACCCCTACAACGGCATCAATGTTTCTGGTATCTGAAGCAAGGGCACGAATACGGCGGGAAGTATCGCCTATTTGATCTTCGAGTTTTGCAGCATCTCTTAAAAGGTCTCTGAAGGCCTTGCTTCCACCCTTACCCGCCAGTTCCATTTCATTTAACTGCTGCTTCATTCCCCGTAACTGAGTAGTAAGTTTTTGGCTACCTGTTACAGTTGAATTAATGCTTTTGGTAAAATCTTCAAGGGTCTTTTTCCCTGCCTCAAAATTCACCGAGTCCTTTACCTTCTTAAAGTCTTTGGAAAGCGAATCAGCACTTTGTCCGGCAGCTTTCATCTCAGCCCGGACCTTGCCAAGTTCCGCGTTCACCTGTTTTAATATCTCAGGCTGGGTAGAAGTTTTTTGAATAGCGATTAAGTCCTGCTCGGCTTTCTGCAGCGCACCCAGAGAAGTTGTGGTTTGCTTTATACCGGCATTGATAGCGTCTGAATTCTTTTTGAACTCATTGCCCATTTCCGTACCGGACTGAGTGATCTTATCTAAAGCTGATTCAGCTTTGACAAGGTCTTCAAGTCCTGCGGTCTTAAACTCAATTACTATGTTATCTGGCATTTTTAGCCTTCGCCGCTTGTGCTTCCATCTCTTGCTGCCGCCTGATTGCTTCGGTCAGGCAGAACAGGTAATCAAGAAATGTTAGCCGGTCAAGTTCGCGGAGTTTTGTAGCGTCTCCTCCGCAGATAAAAAGCGAGTTTCGGAATAGTGTTTTTTCTGACTCTGTGAGAGCAGATCCAACACTTGTTCCCAATGTACGTTTCTCAACTCCTCGGCCACTTGGGAAAAGCTCTGGAAATTGACGGCGGGCAACTTTAAAAAGGGCATTAATCTCGTCATTGGCTCTGACAAAAAAAAATCATTCACGTCCATGTGTTTCTTCCACAAAGCTATTTTCTTTTTTGCGTATTCAGCGTCCCATATAATCGGGGATTCGGTTTTGTCAAAGAAAACAACAGAGGCAAGTTTATAAATCAGGTCAGGGTCAATGGCAATCTTTAAGCGTTCGGAAAGTGAATCATTGAGTTTTTTTAACTGAGCCAGCTCTTTGAACTTAATGTCGCCTTTAAAAAGGTTATCAACGGCTGCTGTGTGCGCTAATAAGTCCTCGTATTCACATTTCATCCTTACTTCCTCGTAAATCTGAATAGCAGCCTTTCCGCGTTGTGTAGGCAGGTTGTAAATGCTATCCAGCTCAAAGTATTCCGTGCCGCCACAGGTGAAGGCATGGGAGACGATTAAGCCTTCACGGTTGAAGGAGTTTGATTTTTTAAATATGGATTTTAATGAAAGCATTTATCAATTATAGTTATTAAGCCTTCGCTAAATATGAATCCTAAAGCAAAACCTACAATCAGTGCAGTTATGTTAGTAGTCCATCTTTTCATATCGTCCCAATTATTTCTTTTAACCTATTCACGCTTCCAAAAGCCGTCTGCCTGATTCGTCCCTTCCCGTCCGGGGAAAACATCTTGAAGTAGTTTTCACTTACATGAACTTTGATCTCCACATGAGGCTTTGCAGCATTTTTAAACACCTTGTACCTGTTCTTGCAGATCGAACACATTTCCGCAAAAGTGAATCCGTATTCGGTCAGCAGGTCGATCATGCCTTTTCCTTTCTATTTTCCTCCACAAACATCTCCCCATTCACATCCTCAGCCCTTCCAATGATCCCGGAAAGCAACACATTGATACCTCCTACCACAAACCAAAACTGAATCAGGTTGACACTCATTTGCCATTCAAAAAGCCAGAACAGAAAGCCCCAAAAAGAAGTCATGCAGATCACGCATTCGTACAATGGCTTTTGAACGAGCAATGGCAGTCGGTTTTCACGCATGAATTCGAGGATCATTCCAGGCCAAAAAAGAATATGGATGAACACTATTTGAAGTGAGGTGATTGCTGAAATTAAAAGCAGGTGAATGAGATCATTCATAATACCCCGTTATCACAGTTGAATTAGCAAAACTCGCAATGATGCAATCGTAAGCAGTTGAATTGTAGGTCAAAGGAATATCAACCACGCTATTCTCGTCATCCCTGATCGTGATTGTAACTTGTCCGATTCCAGCTGTCAGAAATCCTTCCGGCAAATGGTCAGGTGAAATACTTAAGTTTCCATCAGCGTCAGAAGTAACCGAATGTTTGTAAATGTTGCCTTGTGAATCTTCTAAGAACCACCAATAAACAGTGTTCGGATTTAAGCCTGAAGTGGGAGCGATAACAATGTCAGTGCATTCATCGAATACAAGCTCTACACACTCCCCGCATTGATTGAGCATTGAAGGCATTGAGCAAATGTAGTAATTTTTATTAAAAATAAACTATATTTTAGAACGAAGTTCATAAGTGCGCCGCAATACCCAAGCGCAATTTTTTCATAATGGTTCCACCATGCTCACGGGAATCGCAACGAAGCCTATAATTTACGTTATGTGTAAGTAGAAAGCGGCGCGGACGCGGTGCATTTAACTGTCAGTGGATTTGAGGGAATAGTGTAACCAATTTGAAAATGATAAAGGTTCTTATAGATGGCTCTGAGGATAAGTTGTTATACAACGAAATTGAAATGATTGTCTATAATGGAGTTATTGGGAATATAAATAAGTTTATAGAGCCATTAAAAGATAGAATTAAAAATGAAAATGGTTCAATCGTAGTTTATTACGATTCTTCAACCAAAAGTGCAAAGCTTAAAGTTAATGGGTGTTCTCCTGAACTAAATCAACTGATTGAAGAGGCTTCGAAGAAATTTTAATTTCTAATGAATTTATTTCTTCTACCAGCTTCTCTAATTTTTTCATTTTATCCATTAACTCGTCCTTGTTTTCTATCGAAAACTCAATTGAAAGATTTGACATGAATGCAAATATACATATTCCATGAATTACTGGTCGGTAATCGGTTTAGTTGCTGACATTTTTGGAGTTTTGATCCTATTTAGGTATGGACTACCCTCAAGAATGAATACAGTTGATAGATTGGCAAGCGAGAAAGATTTAACAGATAAACAGAAAAAAGAAAATAAGCATATACACTTAATGGCTTTTATCGGATTGCTTCTTCTATTAATTGGGTTTGCCTTTCAATTGTTAGGAGTTATTTTCCTCCCTTCCTGTTAATATCATTTGTTCTATTATAAAAATCTTTACCTGTATAAAAGGTAAATATTGCAACTACAGAAACCAGGATTATAAATAAAATCATTCTACTATAACAGGAGGTCTGCTACTTCTAAGATTAATAGAGTGGTTGAGCAAAATAAAGTAACCACCAAATAGATTTTAACTTCTTTAGTAAGGTAATCCGTCTTGTCTTCCATTTCCTTCCTGCCTATAATTAATATTAGGTTAATTTAAATTTGTCACACTACTAACTTTCAAATCCTTTCCCATTTTTCTACTCAACATAACGTACTTCCCATTATAGGCAACGAAGCTAAATAAATTGTCTTCTATTTTAAAGTGCATTTATTTTTCCCGTTAGCATGGTTTTTTGAATATTCTTTTATTTTTACACTAAGGAATTCAAAAAACCATTATGAAAAAATTGCGCTTGGGCGACTTCCGAACCGGACTTTTCATCCCTTGCAAAAGCAAATATAAACAATTTCGTTATTTATTTAAGAAAAAATTATTTTATAAAACGTCCGTGAAAAGTACAAAGATAGTACCTGAGACAATCGAGCAAATGCGACTTGTATTTATCCTTAGCCTTATCAATGTCCCCTTTGTCATCAACTTCCACGCTTTGCAAATCCTGAATCAGATATGGGCACGTTTCGGGATTGATCAATAAATTACCGTTTTGCAAGATTGAATTAAGTATCACCCGGCTATCACTTACAGCAGGATTGATAGATGGCTGTTTCATTTGCCCCTGCGATAGATTAAGCCTTTGCCTGATAGCAAGGTAGTAATTGATATTGCCCTTCGCCAGGGCGCTCCTGTTGTGCCCTGTGGCATCTCCTGTGACCACGAACAAGGCATTTGGGAACATTGCTTTTATCCGATCGCACAATTCGTAAATGTCCGAGTTCTTTATCCTGAATTCCTGAATGATGTTTAAGTCCTGACCAGCAATACAGGTGATCGGATCAATGTTAAAGTCAAATGATAAGTTTAGCTGCTTCTTTTCATCAAATGCAACCGGTCCCAAATGTTTCGTAGCATCAAAGGCATAAGCAAACGGATTGTTTACTGCAAATGCGGACCAGTCCCCTTCAACAAACCTGCGGTATGTAATTGAATCAAGGTGCTTTAATCCTGAAACATATTGCTCTGGCAGATATGGGTTGTCTGAAATGTAAGCAGGAACGTAGCAATAAGGCGGCAGTAGCTTATCTTCCGTGTAGGGCTTGTATATCACTTCCCGTGGCCAGGACTGAGACGGATTTAACGTCATCAGGATTTTAATAGGTGGCATTGGCTCAATTACATTCCTGCCAGCCCTGAGTTTACACTTATCAAAGGTCTTCTGCGAAAGCTCCTCGGCCTGTTCAAGAAGAAATCCATTTACCTCCAATCCATCCATCCATTGCAGCTCTGGATCATCGCTAATATTTTCGCCTTTGAAAATTATCTGAGATCCATTCCTAAACAAACACGTAAACTCCGATTTATTCCATTGGGTTACAAAGTTGGTAGGACAAATCTTCCAAAAGGAAGGCAGTGTATTTAGCTTTATTTCTGACAATGATTTGCGGATAACACACCATCTGGACTTAGGGTAAAACCGGCAAAGCATAATAATAATGCCGATTGACACGAATGTCTTGCCACCTCCTGCAGCGCCCCCATAAGCCAGAAATGAATACTCAGGATTAAATACCTTATTTAAAAAGTATTCCTGTTTATATGTGGGCTGAAATAGTATCTTCTCACTCAAAACTTATTTCCTGATCGCCGATTTTGAATTTTTGCACCTCACTGAAATTATGGGCTATTTCCTGCCGGTCTCTCCATTGTGCCGGTTGCCTGTTTTTAAGCCAGAATATCATTGCGGTTGTGTCTGGCGGGTAATGTTTGGTTGTAGGGACAATAATCGGTTCTCCCTTGTAATTCATGATAACGTCTTCCGGGTGCTCGTAACCTGTAGCCCTTTCAAACAATCTTTGTGATACTGCCATGTCAGCCTCAACCTTACCCTTTTTTATGGACTCGGAAAATGCTGGATGAACTTTCTTCCACTCGTTAATTGTATCCTCATTTACCTCAAAGAAATCAGCTATTTCCTTATCAATGGCTCCAAGTTTGCATAGTTTTTCAACCTGATCACAGTATTCATCTTTATACTTTGTTGGTCTGCCTACATCCATACTTCAAAAGTAAACAAATTGTTGATATTTCACGGGAAACTCAATCATTTCAACTTGCCAATTTTTTAAGCGTCATTTCCTCGCTACCGGAATTCAGATAATTCCACTCTGCAGCAAACACATCATATTTTTCAATACAAAGGTTCAGCAGCAATTCTTCCAAGACAGTAGAATCCCTGCCGATACACTTACGAAGGCTTACCCCGGTGTGCCTCATAAACTCTTCGTTTGTCATTTGGTTGAACCGGCTTAGCTTTAGCTGATAAAGGATATTGGTTGCGATCACCGTCTCAGGATAAAGCATTGAAGCGGTTACCATTTCGTCTTTGGTTATCCCGATTGTGGTAGAAATGGACTGGAATAGGAGTTGTAGGCGGTCTGTGTCGGTCATTGCATTTAGTTTTGGTGATGGTTATTTTTTAAGTTAAAAATCAATATTTGTCGTTCTTAAAAAATCAATCAATGCAAGTTCTTTAGCCAGATTGCGCACAATCGTTTGTTCTGTTGACTTCAGATCGCCTGTTTCATGGTCGGCCAGAATAGCTTTTATTGCCCGGAACTCATGGATATTACCGCTATCGGATGTATTAAGCTCAGAAATCCTCAACTTTTTAGCAGCAGCCATGTAATTATCTTTTTCATCGTCCGACAGTACCGGAACCAGCTTAGATTTCTGTAAAATGTCGTATTTATAGGCCGCAAGTGTTATTCTGTGCGCAGGATTAGCCCTGACAGCCTCATAATCCTTTTGTACGAGGCTTTTTGCAATCGAGATAGCTTCCGTATGGTGTCGTCGTTCGCGCGGCTCTGTGGCCTTTGAATCGGCTATAATTGCGTCCCTGTGGCTTTTCAGGTGAGCTTCGGCGCAATGTTTTTTATAACAGTTCAAAACCGATACGACGTAATCCATTGAAAACAGGTTGAAATGCTCAATCTTTTTTCCGTAGTCACCGTAAATATTCATTTTGAAGGCCAATAGAAATTCTTCTGACGTAATGTTTTTAAACCTGTCGGTAATTGCTTCCATGATTAATCCGTACTCGTAATTGTCCGGGGACTTGCATCCTGACATCATTGCAGCCTTTAAAATAATGGCTACCTTTTCTGAAGCTGAAAGTTCAGTGAACTTTGGCTCAAGTGTCGCCATTAGCATCGTTCTTTCGGAGCTCGTATAATTCTGCTGCTGCCAATAGGCTGGCGGCCCCGGTTTCTGTAATACGACCTGCAAGGATTGTATTTCCGTCTTTGTCTGTTCGTTTTCCATTGGCTTTTTCAGTTTGTTTTTCGTTACAGGTTTTTAAATATCCCATCAGGGATGCGCGGAATTGTCCCTGGGTTTCAAAGTGCCATGAATCCCGGTAGCATTTAGCCAAATGGCCTTTAACCCAATCGGGGTTTACCTCAATATCTTTTTTCCGGCCCCGGTTTTCTTTCATCAAAAGCTGTTCAAAAGTTTGATCGGTTCCTGAAATAATCATTTCCGTCCAAACTTCATTTTCATTTTCTATTTCATATCCATTTTCATATCCATCTCCATTTCCTAAAGGCTTTATTTTTTCTTCATTTGGGTTTAATTCGGCTTTTAATTGGCTTTCATCCGGCTTTTTATTTATAGGCCGTCCGCCTTTTTTACCCTTTTCGCTTTGGTGCCCGGCTTGTTTTTTTGATTTTTCAATAGAATTTTCCAGCCACTCAATAAAATATTTTCCGTCCTCATCTTTTTTCATAATCCATTCCAGGGCACCCCAAACGGCTTCAAAATCTTTGCTCAGGAACTTCTTTAGGTCATCTATTGATAAGTGCCCACGCTGCCGCTGTTGAATAACTACGTCGGTATATGCGCCCCTTTCCAGGCGGTTCATGTGTGCCATGTCGCGGGTTGCGTCGCCGTCATAATAAGTAAAACAGAAGTCAGCCTTAGCCATTACCCACCTCCTTTATTTCAATCGTGTCAATGTCACCGATCATAAACCCTCCCGGACAATTATCCACACACCATTTAAAGGCTGCAATGGCAAGCTGCTTTTCCTCCTCGTCATTCTGGTAGTCGAAGGTGTGCATATAAACCAGGTTCTTATTCTTGTCCCATCCGCAGACTATTGTTGCGTGGGTTGGTACTGGAGGTATGGTTTCTATTGCCATAAAAAAAGAAAGCCCTAAAACTCCGGGAGAAGTTAAAGGGCTTAGGTTTAGTCGTTTCCGACGCCAACTTTTGCTGCACTCCCGGCTGCGGCAAAAATTGTAAGAGTAAAAGTAAACAAAGTTTCCAAATTGTCAAATGTTTCAGTGATTATTTTCCTAAATATTTATCAATAACACTTTTAGCTTCTTCAAAGCTGAAACAAACCTCAGCCCGGTAGTTCCTATTCCATAGCTGTGTGATCCATTCTTTTTGATTGTCCGTTGGCTTGTTGGGCTTCACCTTTAGCTCTATTGCCAGCCCGTTACCGTTCTTATTCGCGCAGAAAATAAAAATATCCGGGAATCCTGATTTTGCTCCAAGCCATTTAAGTTTAAACTGTTCAAATGGGCTGCGCTTGCCTTCCATTGGGGAATGATGAAATAGGACTCCTGGGTATTGGTGGGCCAGGTAGGTTATCACTTGGCGGTGGAGATGATCTTCTGGTCCTAAAAACTTTTCAAATGGGTTAGGCATCTCCGAATTTTAAGAAGTTCTCAATCTCATCAGGTGTTAGCTGAATGTCTTGCATGGTTAGTTGGCTCATGGGTTAGTTATGATTTTAGCAGTCCCATATAATTGCATTCCGTCTATTAAAATAGTTTCGCCTTCATTAATTCTTTTAACAACATCAATAACAGTTTCGGCAGCGTAAGTTTCCATGACCTTACAAATGTCATCTACAAACTTTGCTTCAAGTTGTCCCAATGATCGCATTCCGTTTTCACGGTTGCCGATAATTTTCCCTAAAAGATAATTTTGTGCGTCTATCATTTTTTAAAATTTAAGGAGGCGGCTAATTGTAGGGTGTTGAAGGCCATTAACAAATGATTTGTAATGTAGCCGCAGATTCCGCTTTTGGCAACCCGCTTTAACCGCGCTCCTGTTAAGACTTAAATTCTTTTTTTACTTCCCCATTCAAATCAAGTTCAACAATTTTAACTCTCCCTTCATGAATTGCCTTAATCATTGAGCGGACAGCCTTTAAATTTGATTGCACGGTTTTCTTTGTTTCTGATGTGAAGGTAATGTCTGCATTTCCGTGATGGATATTACAGTAAGTTTCTCCGTGAATGTGCCCGGAAGGGATGATCTGAAAAGTAATCTTTTTGTTTTTTGGCATGGCTTATTATTTAGTTTTAAAACAATTCCTTTTGTTCAACAGAAACTTTCGCTAAAATCTTTTTCCGCTTTCGGTTATTATAAACCGTCATTCCACTGTAGAAAATCTTTCCTTCGGTTATAAGATCATTGCACCTTCCACTAACCGTACTCTGTGGCAATCCTGTGACCTCACTCAGCCTGAGCAAATTGTTCACCCCTAATTTTATTAAGGAAAGGATCGCCTCTGATTGCTTCTGTTTGGTGGAAGCGTTGTCCTGGTAGGCCGGGAGTGATGTGGCGAAGGAGTAGTTGGTCATTGCTTTGGGGGTTCGGGTAATGACATCCAATGGGTAGGTGATTTTTGATTGTATTCAGAATCCTTCCATTCGGTATTGATATAATCTTTGCCTTGCGTAATAGAACTTACATGAGCAATCTCAATCATATCCCAATAGCCACCTTCCTTTTTATCTTTTTGAAGTCGCCAATAAATCAAAACATTAACATCAAATTCCGGCAACTTATCCTTTACTGAAATCCATTTCATAGTCATTCCGTTTTTACCGGGAAAACCCCGGCTTCAGTGATTGCAAGTGTTATCGGCTCCTCAGGTGTTTGAGCGGGCTTAGGCTGATGCTCGTCGCCGGGATCTCCGGTCTCAAAGTCGTTGGGAATGGGTTCGGTCATTTGCCTAAGATTGCTTTATGAACTGTTGCAAGATTGCGCCTACTGGTCAGATGTAATTTTTCGGCAAGTATTTTTTGAAGCCTTATTCCTTGCCTTTTTTTATTTGTTCCTTTTAATGGAAAATCGTGATCGACAACAGTCTTTTCAACAGTGAAAGTGGGCTCCTCCCAAAAAGAGGGGATTGTAGGAGTGTTATTCATTGGCGGCATGAAGTGTGCGCCATGTTTACCAAAACCGTTATTCTTTGCGGTTCCATCCTTTGTTAATGTGATTATAGTCTGTCTCATTTTTCTGAATTTATTTTCGTGATTTAAAAAGGCAAGTGATAGCAACAGGATTTTACCTGTATGGTAGTTGTTCTGCGCGCTATTGGTTATCTGCTGTCCGCTGCTTACAAGTTCCTACCTTACCTGCATGGTTTACGGAGTTCTACGGGTTCGTGCCCACCGTCAGCGTCTATTTCCGCCATGCTACCACTGCCCATACTTTCAAAGAACCTTTAAAACCTCCGGCTTTGGTCTGACTGCGCCGATTTTACGGAGCCGGAGGATTCTTCGCTAAAACGCATGAAAACTACTATGAAAAAACTTCTATTTGTTCGCCAGGATCAGGAATGAAAATGTCAAACTCCTCACTTGCAAATCTTTGAATGTCTGCCACGTAATCCATGAATTCAGTAGTCGTTAATTCAGTCGTGCTTTTCACGTACTCATAAACCGCCCCTGAATCTTCATTGACCTTTGTGGTTTTTAAAAACTTCTGTTTCAGGATGGCAGCCATTTCATCTTTGGTAAATCCCGTGTGATCACTCAGCATTGTTACTGCCATCCAATAATACCTATTCTGCTGTACGCTCCTGTGCTTTTTCTTCCTGTGAATGATGATCTCAATACTTTGCCCGCCAAACAACCTTGCTACTTCCTGCCGGAGTTTCTTTTTTGGGACACCTTCCCATTCACCGGACGGTGATACCTTTGCAAAGTATATTAGTTCGGATGTCATTTGTCAATATCCTCAAACATTTTATAACTGCGTTCAGCAACAAAAATTCCATCATGCCTTTTGCTCCAAAAGTCGTGAGATTCATCGAAGCGATCAGAAAGAATACACTCATTGAACCTGCCAAGCAAGTATTCATATTCCTTCATTCCGTACTCCAAAAGGTGAACATCGAGCAAGTGAACCGAAATGCCACCTATCTTATCAGCAGCGATGATATAGTAGTCCTGCGCGCCTATTCCGCTGCCATAGAGGTACATTGCAGCTTGCAGATAGTAAGAGTTGTTTATTATGTCCCGCTGAAATTTATTTCTGTCAGCATCCGGGCAAGTCTTTAAATCAAATACAGCTTTTGTTCCGGCACCGTCCATAAATCCTTTAAACTGAAAATTCATAAAATCCCATTCAATTGGCTTTTCACGGTCAGGGCAAAGGCTTAATACTTTCCGGGATGCGCGGTTAGTCTTTACATTCCAGGCCACAACTTGCGCATTTTTGTAATCATCAGTATCAACTATTGCGCGGGTTCCGGCTTGCTGCAATTGCTCTTCGTACCATTCCTTATATACTTTTGTTGCTCTGGGCTTTGCTCCTCCGATCTGAGAACAGATTTCGCTGTCATCAATAGCCAGATACCTTTCATTAAACAATTCGGGCTGCAACACAAGGCAGTGAACCATTGAGCCGTATATCATCGCGTCTGTAGTTACCCTGGTTTTGAGTTTGTAATCAATAAACTCCTTTGGCGAAGATTTAAAGCAGCTCAAGGAGGAGTATGATAGCCAGCCATCGCCACTCATTAACCCGCTTACAATCTTTGTAATCATATCCTGCCGGTTTGGTATGTTGGCCGGGTTAGGCTGTGACAGGACTTGCGTTAAGTTTTCCATTGAGTTGCGTTTTGCGTTCGGTGAGTAATTGCATGAATTTTTTATTGCTGTGATATTCAGGGTTGGATTTATAGATATTGGAAATGTTCTCCAAATCAGCCTCTGAGATTGCGAAAATAAGTTCGTCAGGAAGTATCACTATTTGCTTTGGATCAAACCGCTTTTGCAATGTGTCCTCATAATTCATTTCGTCTTTCCGGTTTAGGTCCTTTCCGAATAGGCGCCCGAACTTTTCTGCAGCATCTTTGAAAGCATATGTTTCGGCGGCCGGGGCAGCCATTTGAACGGCTGCTGTATTTACCTTGCTAAAATCCGTTGCAGCAGCGCCCTTTTCTGTTTGTATTGGCGAGGCTCCAACTCCGTCCTGCCAGTCCCATTCGCCGGTTACAGGATCAACCACATAAAGCCGGACGGTTGCTACTACCGAATTGGCAATGACCTGTAAAGAGCGAACCTCTAAGCGCCATTTAATAAATATTGAAGTTAGTAGGTATTCAATCGTGCCCACCTTCATGTACTTACTGTTATTGGCGAACTTGTTTTCAAATACCCATTCCGGCTTAGGCTGAGTATTTAGCAGCCGGTTTAATTCATTGTGCTTTGCCGATACTTCTACATCGGCGTACAACTCCTCTATTTTTGGAAGAGGTCGTTTTGCTAATTGGGTTTCCATGTTTGCATTTAGTTTAGTGAGTGATTAAAAATTAATTTTCGAGTTCGGCAATGATGGCTTTAAGTTCTGCGATCAGCTCTGATGTGGGTATTTCGATTCCGCTCCCTCTATCCAATCTATCAAGCCCGGTAGCCCGAACGCCATACCAATTACTTATTTGAATCTCTTTATTTTCAGACAAGACGAGGTATTTAAACATGCCTGTTGCAATGTCAACAGCAATTGGGAATGTGATTTTTTCAACAACCTGGCCGCATCCGGGCTCAATCTGATTTTGTAGTTCTAAAGTTTCTGGTTTCATTTTGCATTTAGTTTTAGTAATTAAAATTCTATTTGAAATTGAATGAAGTTTAAAAAAAGGAAGTCCGCTCCGTTCATGACCACGTAAGAATAGCCAGCATCCATGTCGTTGTCAACTTCCAAAGGCATCATGACTTGAAT